GTAATAAAATCATATAGAGACAAAAACGGAAGATTATGGAAAACAGAAGTTGATGATGTAGGATTCTTTGTAGTAATTAAGTTAAGAGACGATATAGAAAAAGCCAAAGAAATAAACAGAGGCATTAGAAAAGGTTCATTAAGGTCATTTAGTATTGGAGGACAGGCTATACATAAAGTAAAGAAGAATAATCCAGAATTAGGCGACTATAATGAAATAAGTAAATTAGAACTACATGAAGTAACAATATGTGAAAAAGGAATAAACCCAGAAGCACGATTTGATATACTAAAGCAAGACAAAAAAACAGAGGCGAATAATATGAGCAAACTAGAAAAAGCCCTAGCAGAATTAGATTCATTAATGGATGAAGTTAATTCTCTTAGGAAAGAAGATGAGATGATGGACACCGAAGATGAAAAAGGTATGCCATTGGAAACCGATGAAAAGGCTATGCCTTTAGAAGATGAAAAAGCAGAATATATGGATGATTCTGAGGCTAAAGCCTATGTATCTACTTTAGATGGTGCAGGTGTCGAAATAGGCGAGCCAGCAGACCGTGTGGTTATTGACAATGGCAAGCCACGAAGTTCTGATTTACCCGTTGTTAAGGCATTTGCTAATGATGAATTAGAAACGCTTGATTTGAGCGTTGGTAACATCGAGAAGGCTTACGAGGCTTTCCGTCAAGAACAACTTGAAAAGTTGGCCTACGACAACCTACAAAAGCAGTTTGAAAACAGATTTACTGCTGAAACTTCTTCAAGAGAAAGCGTAATCGCAAAGGCTAACTATGATGCTGCAAGCGAAATTGCTTCTCTAAAGGAAGAATTTACACAACTACGCAAGTCTTTAACTGCTGAAAAGGAAACAATCATTAAGGCACAAGAAGAAGCACAAATACAACTCCCAAGTATGGATGAATTGGCTGAAATGGATTGGTCACAAATTCATAAGATGGCAGGAGGCGTTTAAAATGAGTTATATTAACACAATTGCAGATTTAGAAGCACAAACATACGGAATAACAGGCGGAGCCTTTGGTAATCAACTATTGAAGGCTGCTGGTGGATTAAGCGGTCTTCATGCTGGTCATGATGCTGCTTCACAAACAAACCCAACAAGCGGTATTAATGGTAATCTTTACAACCAACTATACGGCCAAAAGGTTTGGTCTATGCTAAATAGAGAGTGTAATGCACTATCTGTTATTTCAAAGCGACCTTACACTTCTAGTGGTTGGAGAGTTCTTTCAGAGCGTCCTGCTGGTGGAAGCGGTAATTCTCTAAGCGTAGGAGTTACAGGCGATACTTCACTAACTAATCTAGGTGCATCTACTCTTAGAGCAGACCTAATTGGTGGCGTTCCAGAAAATGCAGGATTAAATACTGCAAATGACGGTCTAGGCCCAATTGCACCTACTTACACTACACTATTTACAAGCCCTAAAATCGTTGCTCATCAATTTGATTTCAGCGAATTGGCTATGGAAATGGCGGCTATTGATGACGGAATTGGTGACATTAGAGCGCAACTTCGTGAAGACATGGGTAAGCACCATTCAGAAGTACAGAACCAAATGCTTGTAATGCCTTTGGAAAACTATGATGCAGGTTCAGCAGTTGCTACAACTACTGTTGCTAACATTGATAGAAACTATACTTCTCTATACAAGGTTATCACATCAACTGCTGAATTGGCTGCTATGGAAACTGCAAACCTTGTTGGTGACGCAGATGGAACAGCAACAAGTCACATTTACGGCTCAAACCGTGATAGTGGTTCATTCCTTGATTCACAAGTATCTTTCGGGGCTTCTTATGCTTCAAGTGCTGCTCGTCAATTAACTCTAACTGTTCTAAACAACATGATTAGAGATTTGAGAGTTGCTGGTGGTTCACCAAAGGTTATTCTAACTGGATATGATACAATGCAAACTATTTCTGACCTACTACAAGCACAAGAACGCTTTATGGACAGAAAGGAAATTGTACCTACTGTTAATGGAGTTAGAGGCGCAAAGGGTATGGAAGTTGGATTTAGAGTTTCTACTTACTATGATATACCTTTGATTCCTGTTGCTGCTATGCCTTCAACTGGTGTTAATTCCGCTTGTATTAGTGATATGCTTTTCCTTGACACTGACCATCTATGGTTGTCTGTTATGAAACCAACTCAATACTTTGAGGATGGTATTTCCAACGGAAACCCATTTGGTGTAGGTACTCTTGGTAACAAGGCATTGTATCGTACAATTGCAGAAGTCGGTTGTTCCTACTTTAAGGGACAGGGGAAGATTACAAACCTTCTTTGAGGTTTGTATAAAACATATGGAGATGATTAATATGGCATGGACAACAAATACACTATTTGAAATGAAGATTGAAGGAAACCGCACTATGGTTTTCGGAAAGACAACCACTGATTCAGCAGATGATGATGTAGCAACCGGACTAAGCAGCGTTGATGTGTTTTTACTAACACATTCGGGTTCTGCGGTTGAAGCAGCAGCAGCAGTAGTTAAGGAATCATTACCTAATTCTGACGGTAATATCAATGTTATTCCTACTTCTGGTGATGTTCTTTATTGGTTCGCAATAGGACAGAAGTGAGGTGTTTTAATTGGCACTAGCATATACAGTTACGCTTTTGGCAGACCATAAAGGTTTTACAAAACCAAGAGCAAATGGCGATGAATATATGGTTGATGCGTTAGTTGATGTAAGTTCAATAGTAGCGGCAGGTTCAGTAATACCTGCTTCTGCTTTTGGGCTATCATCAATTACTGCGGCAGTTATTACAGGACACGATAACGCTAATGCGCTACAACCACAGATAGAATGCTCAGATGTTGGGGCTTATGAATCTAACAGTTCAATAGCACTAATGTTCACAAGTTTAGACGGAACAAACGCTACTGCGGCTAATGACGCTAACGGTGGTTCTGTACGAATGCGTGTTTATGGCAATCTTTGAGGTGGTTTGATTGGTTTCAGTCAAACTGTCTGATAATGCTACAGTTTTCGAGACTTCTCTAATGGGTAATAGACTCACTAGAGAAGTCTCGGCTTCTATTAGTATAAATGCTGCTTTAGTTAGATTAGGGGATAAAAACCTACAATTTACTTTTGAAGAAAGCGATAGAGAAGAGTTAATGCAAATTGACACTAAGTTATTTGCTTTACTTACAGGCGAATTAAATACAGAAATACTTACCCACATGCAATTAGCAGATATGCTTTTGCCACCAAAGGTAGTAGTTAAGTCTAAACCTAAGCCTAAACCAAAAACTACAAGCACCAAGCCTAAAAAATCTTCTTTGGTTGAATAACCAACCCATAGGATTAAGAGGGAGAAGCCTCGTAGTGAAATTGAACGGAGAGGATGAAGTATGTCTAGTTGTCGAAGTAGTGGTGTTCTTACTGCAAGCGCAGTAGTTAATGCAGGAAGATGTAAATTAGTATCTATTCATGTTCAGAACACTGGTGCTGGTGCGGCAACAACTATTAAATTATTTGATAATGCTTCAGCCGCAAGCGGTACTGAATTAACTAGAGTAATAGTTGACCCTCAGTTTGCTGCGCCTGTTGAGTTTGATATGCATGGTGTAATCTGCTTAAATGGATTATATTTAGAAATATCAACTGGTGCTGGAACAGGCGCAGCAGTTTCCGTTGAATTTGCTTGAGGTGAATTAAATGGCAGTTTTAAATAAAGACACTCGTCTGATTATGACTATTCTTTTTGTTGGTGCGCTTAGTGGCGCAAATGTATATTTTTATGCTAATTATGGGATTACCTTCCCTCATGGAGTATTGGCTCATTCTGTCTTATTTGGATTAATGACAGTCGGCTCAATCATGATTATGAAAGCAGTATTTGATTTAATGTTAAATGATAGAATCGAAATGTGGCTTCTTGATAGAAAGATTGCGGCCTATTGGGAAAGAAAGGCTAGAGATGAACAACAAAGGCAGAAAATGAGAGATAGTGCTAAACAATACAACACTGTTTTTACTAATCCTTATGCTCAAATGCCTCAAGAAGCCGATGATAATACAGTCGGTAGTGAATTTTTAGCCGCTACTCTTCAATGAGGCGGTTAAATGGTTCTTGGCGACTTGATGGGGCTATCCGATACTGATTATATTTATAATCAATCTAGGGCGCATTCTGCTGATATGCTCTTTTTTAAAATGAGAGCATGGCTTTGGGGTACTTGTGCAACTTTATCTGCTTTTTTTATTGGTAATATATTAGGTGTATTCGATATTAATATACTAGGGTGGATAGTAGATACCTTTTGGCATAGTTGGGAGGTTTAATCTTGTCAATGATGACAGGATTTGCTATCCTAGTAGGAGAAGCGTTTATTGCTTTTTATAGAAAGGTTCATGCAATTAATTTTGGAGTGTATGGAGCAACAATGGTTGGAAAAACAACTCTAAGCAATCAATTAAGAACAAGAGGCGAAGTGCCACAAATAAACGATAGAACCGTAGGATTACATAGGGCTACTAGAAAAGGTATTAAAATTGATGGGGATTCCCATACTATAAGAAGTTCAGATGTTGGGGGAGAAGCGATTTATTGGAAAGAATGGGTCAAAGATATGCAAAAGCGTAGAGTAAAATATGTTATTTTTATGATAGACCACAGGCATTTAGATAATAATTCAAACTTAGACCACCAAGTAGCGTGGAAGTTTTTAGTTGATACTATAGTATCAAATACTTGGCCGACAGGAAGAAAGAAAAAAGAAACAGATTACCCAATGGCAGTAGGAATATGGGCTAACAAATATGACATATGGGGAGAAAAATACCCATTAGCAGAAGGACAATCAATAGATAAGCATGATATATTTGAGCCTTTTAAATATGGAATGAGACAATTAAATGACAAAGGAATACCCTGTTTTAAATATTTAGTTTCAGCAAAGTCAGACCCCGAAATGGTATATAGAGGCGTAATGACAATGGTAAAGGATTATTGATTACTATGTGGCAGAATATTTTAAAAGTTTATGAAGAAGGTTCTTGTGATAGGGTGGCTATTAAAAAAACAAAGGAACTACTGAGTGAAGGTAGAGAAGATTTTATAATTATTGAGGGATTTGTTTGGACTGTGATGGGAATTGAGGATGAGTACCCAACAGAACATACTTGGATTGAGTTTAATGATGGAACAC